TCGGCTACGCCTGCATGTGTCCGCTCATCGCCAGGGTCAGGGCAGACGAGCGGGCCAAGTACGTCCTGCCCGACCTGCCAAGAGGCGGCGACCATGTGGACTGGTGCCGTGACCTCGCTTGCTGCGGCTGCGAGGAGATCGCTGACGGCGTGATCGCCCAAAGTCTCTAACTTGCCAATTGACGGCCCGACATCGCTAACCGCTGCGTTGCGGTCAGCGTTTCCCCAACGCGCGGCGGACCGTCATGCGGTCCACACCCGCCACCCTGGCCGCCTCCGCCTCAGTCATCCCGCCGTCGACGGCCTCGCGGATGGCGTCATACAACTCGGCGGCCAGCACCCGCTCCCTGTCGCGGGCCGCGTTCCACCGCCTGCCCACCGCCTCCAGGCGACTCATCAGGCAAGTCAAGCAGATCAAGAAACGTGCACCCCTGGGCGGCCAGTTCAGCCTCCACCTGGGCGAATACGGCATCGTATTGACGCCTCGTGATGCGCTTCTCTAGGACGTCAGCGCCCACCCTGTGCATGGTGACCCACAGCTGGTGAAGGCTGCGCGGTTTCGGACTTTCCCCCATGTAGAGCAATCTACCGAGCGTCGGTAGACCGGTCTACACTTCTGTCACACCGACACCAGACCGTTACACAAGGCGCTTCCGTACCTTCCGCGCCGAGGACGGAGGCGCCCATGACGTGCCACCAGGGGAACACAAAGGGGAAGCATGAAAGTCGCCGTCTACTCCATAGCCAAAGACGAGGCCCAACACGTAGAGCGGTGGGCCTCCTCCGCCATCGACGCCGACCACATCGTCCTCATGGACACCGGCTCCACCGACGGCACACCCGAGCTGGCCCAGGACATGGGCGTCACCACACATCAAAGACTCATCAAGCCGTGGCGGTTCGATAACGCCAGAAACACCGCCCTCGCCCTCGTCCCCGACGATGTGGACTACTGCATCGCACTAGACCTAGACGAGGTACTCGTACCCGGCTGGCGCGACGCCCTAGAGACCGCGCACCGAGAAGGCTGGACTAGGCCCCGCTACCGCTACACATGGTCATGGAACCCCGACGGGTCACCGGGACTTGTGTATGGCGGCGACAAGATCCATAATCGTCACGGATACGTATGGCGTCATCCAGTCCATGAGGTCATCACACCGCTCATAGAAGAGCGCCAAGGCTGGGTATCACTCCAGATACACCACTTCCCCGACGCCACCAAGTCCCGCTCCCAATACCTGCCCCTGCTCGCGCAGTCGGTAGCCGAGGACCCGGCCGACGACCGGAACGCCTACTACTACGCCCGCGAGCTGCACTTCGCCGGTCGCAGCGACGACGCCGTCACCGAGTTTCACCGCTACCTGTCCCTGCCCACCGCCACCTGGGACGCCGAGCGGTCAAAGGCCATGCGCTACCTCGCGCAACTCCAGCCCGACAACACCGAGCAGTGGCTCCTCAAAGCCACCGCCGAGGCACCACACCGCCGCGAGCCCTGGGTCGACCTCGCCCGCCACTTCCACGACACCCGCCAGTGGCGCCTATGCCTCGCAGCCGCCGAGCGTGCCCTCACCATCACCGAGCAACCCCTGGAATACCTGTGCGAGCCCGACGCCTGGGGCCCCGCACCACTCGACTACGCCGCCCTCGCCGCCCATTGGCTCGGCAACCCAGAACTAGCCACCCACTACGGCACCAAAGCCGCCGCACTAGACCCCACCAACCCCCGGTTGGCGGACAACCTCACCCACTACACCCAGCGCGAGGACACCAATGCCGACTGAGGACGAGCAGCAGCTCCGCGTCATGCTGGCCCGCTTAGAGGGCAAGCTCGACACACTGCTCACACTTCACCGCCGCCAGTCAGATGACCTAGAGGACCACGAGCGCCGCCTCCGCGAGGTAGAGACATCCCTCCACGGCCTCGCCACCCGCGACGACATTGAAGCCATTGAGAAGAAGCGCGACGCCCAACTCGCCGAGCGGCAACGCAAGTCCATGACCTGGGTCGGCATCCTCATCTCACTCATCGTGCCCATTGAAGCGGCCGTGATCGCTTTCGTTATCCAGGCCGTCAGCAACTAGGAGACCTCATGTTTCAAGAGTGGCTTGCCACCTCACCCATCGCCTCATGGCTCCGCACGTTTCTCGCCATCATCCTCACCATGTTCATCGCCGACGGCGCCAACATCTTTGCCGTTGACTCCGCGGATCTAAAGCTCTGGGTGGCAGCGGCTTTTTCGGCATCGCTCCCGGCCGTGGTGCGATGGCTCAATCCGGTGGACTACGCCTTCGGACATGGCGCCATCCCCGACGACCGCTTTGACGTGTTCCCCGACGAGGATCAGGAGCCCACCAAGTGAGGACGTACACGGCCAAGCAACTCAAGGCCGCACTCAAGAAGCACAAGGTCAACGTCGTGTACTACGAGGGCTGGGACTCCGCCGCCATTGACCCCTTTGGCGTCAGTCCGAGCATGGGCCTAGTCGCCCACCACACCGCCAATGGTGGGGCACGTGGCAACAACCCGTCACTGCCGTGGCAGGTCCACAATGACCTGTACCCAGTCCGCGCAGCCCACTGCAACATCGGCAGAGACGGCCTCGTCACCATCATTGCCGCCCGAGGCGCCTACCACGCCGGAGCAGGCGGCCCCGTCACCATCGGCTCCGGCATCGTCCCCAAGGACCAGGGCAACAAGTACCTGTTCGGCGTAGAGCTTGAATCCAAAGGCACCTCGGCCCGCACCGACGCCAAGATCACCGACACCGACGGCATCACACCACAACAGGTAGAGTCCTTCACCCGCCTCGCGTGCGCCCTGCTAGAGCTCATGGACGTGGACGAGAAGTCCATCCTGCGGCACGCCGACTACACCGACGGCGGACCCAAGTTCGGCGGCCCGTGGCTGCCCACCCGCGGCCGCAAGAACGACACCCTGGTCCCCACCTCCTTCTGGCGTCGCGCCGTCCGCAGGCGCCGGATCGCCAACCGACTCAAGAGCCTCATCGGGCGATAGGCCACACACCGGGGAGGTAACCGTGGCACTGCTAGACGACCTAACCCAACTAGAGAAGGCCAAACCGAAACCCGGCGGGCAACCCTGCCGACTCGCCACGATCCTCGGGAGCATGAGCCCCGAGGAACGTGACACCCTCAACCGGCTACTAGACGAGACCAGCGTCCAAGCCCCGCAGATCGCCGCCGCCCTCGGCCGCAACGGATACGAGGTCAACGCCTCCCAGATCGGCCACCACCGTCGCCGCACACGCGGCGGCGGCTGCTCCTGTCCCCGACCAGACGAGGAAGCATGACCCTTGTCGACGACCTACTCGCCCTAGAACCCGCCGACCCCAAAGTCCTCACCCTCGACATCGAAACCAGCCCCAACATCGTGTACGCCTGGGGTCTGTACGACCAGAACATCGGCGTCACCCAAGTCATCCAACCCAGCCGCGTCCTGTGCGTCGCAGCCAAATGGCTTGACTCCCCCGACGTCGCCTTCTACTCCGAATACCACCACGGCCGCGACCAGATGCTCGCCGAGATATGGACCATGGTCAACGAGGCCGACATCGTCGTCGGATACAACCACGTCAGCTTCGACATGCCCCACCTCAACCGGGAATGGGTGTCCGCCGACTACGGCCCACCATCGCCCTACCAGAACGTGGACCTGTACCGCGTCAACAAGCAGAACTTCAAGTTCGCCAGCAACAAACTGGGCTACGTCACCGACCGCCTCGGCCTTGACACCAAAGTGGAAACCGGCGGACAGTCCCTATGGAACCGGGTCCTCGCCAACGACCCCGAGGCGTGGGACCTCTTCCGCGACTACAACGCCACCGACGTCCGCATCACCGAGGCACTGTTCATGCGCCTGCGCGCCTGGATCAAACTCCCACACATCGGCCTATGGTCCGGCGAGATGAGCAACTGCTACGCCTGCGACAGCGCCGACCTCACACCCGCAGGAACCGTCTACACCCGCACCAGCGCGTGGCCCAAACTCGTGTGCGAGGACTGCGGCGCCTGGAACAAAGTCCTCAAGAACGGCCAGACACGCATCGCATAATCAGGGGAGAACACATGGACGCCGCGCAGCGCACCCTCTACACCGCCGCCGACCTCGTCGCCGGAGACCGAGCCCAATCCCACGGCCACTACCCCACAGAAGCCCGCCGCATCGGCCAAATGTGGGGCGCCATACTCGACCTACCCGAGCCCGTCCCACCCCGCACCGTCGCCGCCATGATGGTCGCCCTCAAACTCGCTAGGGCCACAGCCGGACGCCAGAACCCCGACGACTGGGTAGACGCCTGCGGGTATTCCGCGCTCGCCTCACAGATCGACTACGAGACGACCCAGGTCTGGGCGTGAAAGTCACCATCGCCATCGGCGGCGTGGAGGTGACGACATCCGGCCTAGAGCTGGACTACGCCCAAGTCCGCAGCCTTATGCGCCACGCCGCCTCCATCGCCCTCGCCCTACCCAAGGACGAGCCCGACGTAGACGTCACCCCCGAGCGGCACCCGCTCGGCTTCACCGCACACACCGAGATCGCACCAGCGCCCGAGCCCGAGCCCTGGTACGACGACGAGGAATAGCACCCCACAGACCGCGCCCCCGCTCCCTGAGACCTCCCCGCTCAGGTGAGCGGGGGCGCACCCCTGTTTATGCCGACAGTCGCGCCAACCGCAGCGCCGCCGACGCCGCAGCCAAAGCCGCTTCCGCCGCCTCCAGCGCCACACGCGACCGCTCGGGAGTGTCGCCGGGCGTGTCTGCGGGAGTGTCGCCGCGCGTGTCGGATGTCGCCTCGGGTGTGTCGCCACCCCTGACGGCTAGTCCCTGACTGACGTACCAGTCCTGTATCCGCTTGTCCACGGCGTCACGATTGACCGGCAGAAAGCCCCACCGCTCAAGCTGGAGAGCCGTCTCCCGATCCCCGGCGAACAATCCCTCGACCGGCTTGCCCGCCTCACGGGCCATGCTCAAAGCCTGCCGGACGTCCGTCCTCGCGTATGGCATGTCTGTCCACTCCCCTCCTGTGGGCCGAGCCGCGCTCTGCGGCACGCCCAATGAGGGTCCTTGACTTTGACCGGTCACGCACTAAGGTCGGCTCTTGACATGACCGCAACCCGTGTGCGTGTCCTGACTGTCGAAAATGTACGTTATCGGCATTTAGGACCCTCACGCGGAGCATAGGCAGACCGGGGGAACTAATGCGAGCACCGATTGTCCGGCGTGTCCGAATTGTGACCGCCTGGGACTCACCCCGCGCCTAGCACCTGTCCGACCTCTGTCCCCCCGGAGGTCGGCCCTGGGCGGGCGCGGTGGCTTCCTTTCTTTCACACCGCGCCCGCCCCTCTTCCCGAATCCGCTGCAACGGACCCGAGGGGGTCGAGATGGCACCACCACAGAATCCCGAGAACGTGCCCATCGGCGGCAATATGACCTACGCCGCCCTGGAGCGCGTCACCGCCGCGCAGCTCAAGCAGTTGCGCTACCTCAAGAGGACCGCGGGCAACCCGCCCACGTGGGATGACTCCTGCGGCCTCGTGCTCGGCAAGGACTGGGACGGCACCTACGAAACCCTGTCCAAGGCCGCCGCCTCATGGCTGATCCATAACCTCCAGACCGGCCTGGGTGTTGTGGCCGCTCGCGCGGGGGTCGAGTTGCCATGACCGACCTCGTGCGTGTTGACGCCTCCACCCTGGAGGCCAAGGTGACCTACGCCAAGCACTTGGCGCAGGCGGGCCTGTTGCCTAAGGCGTATCAGTCGCAGCCCGCCAATCTGCTTGTGGCGATGGAGACGGCCGACGCCCTCGGCATCCCGGTGATGTCGGCGGTCCAGGGCGTTCACATTATTGACGGCAAGGCGTCCATGTCGGCGGGCCTGATGTCGGCGCTGGTGCGGCGCGCGGGCCACATTCTGCGGGTTGAGGGTGACGATACCTACGCCAAGGCGGAGATCATCCGCGCCGACGATCCCGGCTTTACGTTCCGCTCCGAGTGGACGCTGGATCGGGCCAAGGCCGCAGGGCTTGCCGGTAAGGGTGTGTGGAAGTCCTACCCGGCCGCGATGCTCAAGGCGCGTGCGATCTCTGAGGTGGCGCGTGATGCCTGCCAGGAAGCGTTGAGCGGGATCGCGTACACGCCCGAGGAGTTGGGCGCCACCGTGAGTGTGGACGCTGACGGCGAGATGGTTCTTGCCGAGGCACCCGCGGCACCGGAGCCCGTCGACATCGTGGACGCCGAGGTGGTCGAGGAGGACACCTTGACGCCGGAGCGTGACTGGGCTCGGGACATTGCCCGGACCAGCGACGTGGCGAGCCTGCGGCGCCTGTGGGCCGAGGCCAAGGCCGCTGACGTCCTTGACCGGTACGGCGACGACATCACCCGCAAAGGCGAGGCGTTGAAGTCCGCGACACCGATCCCGCCGCCGTTCACCCCCGAGGCCGCGCCTGACGTGGATGTGGCGGCTCGGGCTGCGGAGGCACGTGCCGCCCTCAAGAAGGAGGTGTCGGCATGAGGTCGGCAGAGCGGCGGTTCACGTGGGCGCTGATCGCTGGCGGTATCGCGACCGGCTTGGGCGCGGGGCACACCGACGCGCCTGTGTTCAACATCCTTGTCGGTCTGGCGTGGGGTGTGCCCGTTTGGATTGCGGCGTGGTGCGTGCTGGAGCTGGCGTACTACATGCAGGAGTCCCGCGACGCGTCAGGGAACGTGAAGCCGGAGCGGTCACGGGCGTCCAACGTCCATGTGATGCCCGGTCGCAGCGTGGACGGTGAGCGATGAGTGGCGTCGCTGACCTGCTCGTGATGGCGGAGAATCAGGAGAAGGCCGCGAAACTGGCGGTCGACTTTGGGCAGAAGTTCGGGTACGACTCCACGCGCGCCGCGCTGGAGTACGCCGAGATCGCCCGCGAGCTGCGGCTCGCCGCCGCCGAGATCGCTGCCATGGACCCGGCCGTGCAAGAGGACCGGGTGCGGCGCATGAAGGCAGCCGTGTGGGCCCGCCTGGACGACTCCCCCGACCTGGGTGAGCCGGACCGCGAGGACCCGCTGTGATCGCCGAGATGGCGTTGGGTCTCGTCCTCGCGATGCCACCCAAGGCCAAGCCGGAGCCGCCAGCCAAGTGCAAGGACCGCACGGCCCTGATGCTGTGGAACGCGGGCTTCCGCGGCGACCGCAACGTCATTGCTTGGGCCATAACGCATCGCGAGTCCAAGCACCAGAACCTTGACGAGTCGTCGCCGTGGTACACGGGTGCGCTTGGCATCTGGCAGGTCCAGACGTCCGCGCACTCCGGCAACTCGTGGTGGTCGCGGTCGGCGATGCTCAACCCTGAGCGGCAGTCCCGCATCGTGTACCGGCACATCAGTCAACGCGGCACCTACTGGCGGCCCTGGGGTCTGACCTCAGACGGGCGCGCCATGGACACCACCCATTACTCAATGTGGTCAAGCGCAACCCAATGGGCTCTGATCTGGCAGCCCTACTCCTACGCGCGATCCATCTATCCCAAGGAGTGCGCCCGATGAGCACCCTCTACAACTCCAAGCAAGTAGCCGACGCCGTCGAGACGGCCATCCGCAGCACCCGCGCCACCGTCCTCGCCGAGGAACGTGAACGGGTTGCCCGAGCCATCTACCTATTCGGCAACACGCTCGCGGACCCGCGATGCGCCGAGGCCGTCCACGAGCTCCTTCCCTTCCTCGCCGAGAGCGCCGACCGTCAGGAGGCTGACCGTGTCCAATCGTGAACTCATTGACCTTTACGACGCCTACTGTCAGGCGGGCTCCATGTCCCCCGGCACGCGCGCACTGAAGCGCAACTACCTTCAGCGTTTCGGTGCCACGCACGACCTCGTGACGTGTACGTCGCAGGAGATCGTGGAGTGGTTGTCGCATAACCCGACGTGGAAGCCCGCTACGCGCCGGTCGGCACGCTCGGCGCTGACGACGTTCTTCTCGTGGGCGCGGAAGATGGGGCACCGGCCCGACGATCCCGCGTCCGACACGATGGCCGTGCGTGTGCCACCGGGTGCGCCTAAGCCGTGCCCGGAGTCGGTGCTGGAGCACGCCCTCGCCAGCGCCGACCCGCGCAGCCGTGTCGCCATCCTGCTCGGCGCCTACGCCGGTCTACGCCGCGCCGAGATCGCCGGACTGCACGCCGACATGATCGACCTAGAGGCCATGACGCTGCGGATCACCGGGAAGGGTGGCCGGACCCGCATCGTGCCGATTGCCGACGCCCTCGTTGAGCCGATGACTGAGGCCAAGGCCAAGGGCGGGTATCTGTTCCCCAACGGGGACAAGCCCGTCACCCCGACCACGCTCGGCCGCATGGTCAAGCCGTACCTCGGGCCGGGACTGTCAACGCACACGCTGCGGCACCGTTTCGCTACCCGCGTGTACGCCGGGTCACGGAACCTGCGCGCCACCCAGGAGTTGCTTGGGCACGCCTCCATCGCGACAACCGAGAGGTATACGGCCGTCACCGACACCGAGCGACGTGAAGCGGTGGCGGGCCTGTGATCTCCATGAGAGTCCTGGGCTACCCCGCGCCGCAAGGCAGCAAGCGGCACGTCGGGCGCGGCATCATGGTCGAGGCGTCTAAGAAGGTCACGCCGTGGCGTGAGGCCGTCGTCACTGAGCTGCAACGCCACGGCCACGTCGGCCTTCTACTGGACCGGCCCGTGGACGTGTTTCTCGCGTTCTTCTTCCAGAGGCCTCAGGGTCACTATCGGGCGAGCGGTGAACTCAAGCCCATCGCTCCCCTGTTCCCGAGCACCCGCAGTGTGGGCGACATAGACAAGCTCGTCCGCTCCACCCTTGACGCCCTCGTCCAGGCGTCCGTTCTGACCGACGACTCCCTCGTCGTCGACCTCTCAGCGCGCAAGCGGTACGCCACCATCGCGAACCCTCGCGGCGCGCTCATCCGCGTAACACCAATCGGGGAGAACATCTATGAGCCGACTCCATGACATCCTCATCCGTGACGACTGGGCCACCAGCGCCGCCTGCGCGCCATACGACCCCGAATTGTGGTGGATCGAGGACCCACACGACCCCGGCCGCGCCCTCGCCCTAGAGATATGCGGCGGCTGCCCAGTGAAGCGGGACTGCCTACAGCACGCCCTCCGCACACCTGAGCGGGAAGGCATCTGGGGCGGCATGATCGCGTCGCAGCGCAACGCCCTCCGCAAGCACGCTAAGGCGGTGGCGTGATGCCCGTACTCATGCCCACCCCCGGCGAACTACGCGAACTCACCCCCGCGCAGCGGGAGAAGGCCCGCCGTGCCATCTGGCGCATCCTGCGGGACACCGACGACAACGTCCGCCGTGAGGTCCGCAACGTGGAGAGCGCGGCCGCGTTTGGGGAAGCCGTGCGGGAGCGTGCCCGCGACCTAGAGCGGTACATCCTCAAGGACCCGCCGTGGGTGACCGCCGAGCGCCGTCGCCTTCTCCTTGAGGCGATCCTGTGACCGGGCAGGGCGACCTCCTCGACTTGGCCGCCGCGATGGCGGCCCGTGATGAGGCCGTGACCCGCGTCGCCGAGCACGCCGACCCTGACTGGGTTGAGCAGACCTTGGACGTCATCTACATGCTGGCGGTGTCCCAGGCCGAGCTGACCACGGACGACATCTGGCAGACCGTCGGCGAGGTCGCCGCCACCCACGAGCCCCGAGCCCTCGGGGCTGTGATGCGGCAGGCCGCCCGCCTCGGGTACGTCCGACCGACCGACCGATATACGCCTAGTGCCCGACCGGCCTGCCACGCCCGCCCCGTGCGCGTGTGGGAGTCCCTGATTAGGCCAGGTGCCGCATGAGCCTTGCCCACCTCGCAACCGTCGTCCGCGGAGAGCGGGAACACCGACGCATGTCACGAGAACAGTTGGCCTACCAGTGCGACCTGTCCGTGTCGACGATCAAGAACCTAGAGCAGCCGCGCCACCCCCACATGGTGCATAACTGGCGCACCCGCACCGCGATAGAGAAGGCATTCAACTGGGCGTCAGGCAGTTTCCTTCACGTGGTTCAAGGCGGTGAGCCGATCCGACTGCCGACACCGGACACCGTTGAGAACGTCCCGCCCGTCCAGTCACACACACACTCTGTGCCGCTGTACTTGGAGCCCGGTATCCGTGCGGCCATTGACCGCATCGCCGTCCATGAGCTCCGCAACGTGAACGCGATCCTTGAGGACGCCCTCAACCTTTACGAGCGTCTGCGCGGCGCCTCGGCCCTAGGTCAGGCGACTACATGACCTCACCCATCAGCCCACGCCACCCCGCAGGTAAGCAACGCCCAAAGCTGTACCAGAGATGGTCCTGCCTCCTCTGCGGCCTTGACGGCCTCGGCGGCGTCTACGGCTGGACAGAGCACTACACCGACCACCACTACACCCCAGGGGAGACACCATGAGCAAACCCATCATCACCATCGTCGGCAACCTCACCGCCGACCCCGAGGTCCGCTTCACCGCCTCCGGCAAGGCCGTCGCCAAACTGCGCGTAGCCGTCAGTGAACGAGTCAAGGACGACAACGGCACATGGAAGGACGGCGGAGACGCCACTTTCTGGTCCGTGACCGCGTGGGACGAACTCGCCGAGCACATTGGCGACACCCTCGCCAAGGGCAACCGGGTCATCGCGGTCGGAAAGGTCGCGTCCCGCACCTGGGAGACCAAGGAAGGCGATAAGCGCACCGACTACGAGATCACCGCCGACGCCGTCGGCCCCGACCTGCGGTGGGCCACCGCCAAGATCCAGAAGGCGGGCAAGGGTGGCGGCAAGGCCACTCCCCCGGCCGCGGACGACCCGTGGGCCCACGGCGCCCTGGGCCTCGACGAGGCGCCCTTCTGATGGCTGACGTATTCCACTTTGACGCTTGCCCCATGTCCAGCTCATGCCGAGGTGATGCAGAGCAAGACATCACGATCTACGGCAAGACTGACGATGGCGCCATCATCTTGGACTGGCCCGATGTCGGTGACCACACATGGACCAATGAATGGCAGAACGAGTGCTCACTCTGCGGAGATGACTGCCTATGCGACGTCTACGAGCGTGCGCTCCTAGACGTCCAGCACGCCATACGCAACATGCCTATCTCAACTAGGGCTGGACGCCAGACCGCCTACCGCATCTGGCAGCACATCGCAGACATGCAGGCACCGCTACAGGACCTGTTTGAGCGCAAGCAGGCCGCAATGATGGCTAGGCGTGCGGAGGTGACGCCATGAGCACCCTTGCCTGGGTACGGCTCGACACCGCCATGCCCCGCAACCAGAAGATCCTCACCCTCCTCGCCATGAAGGACGGGCACCGAGCCGCTTTCGTGTACGTCTGCTCCCTGTCCTACGCCGGAGAGCAAGGCACCGACGGGCTCATCCCCTCCCCCGCCCTACCCATGATCCACGCCCGACCCTCCGACGCCGACCGCCTCGTTGACGTGGGCCTGTGGCGGGCCTGCCCAGGCGGCTGGGTCATCCACGACTGGGCCGACTACCAGCAAACCAACGCCGAGACCGAGAAGCGCACCGCCCGGATGAAGGCGATGGCCGAGGCCCGCTGGGGCAAGCGCCACACCATGCCTAACGCAATGCCTACAGCATTGCCTACAGCAATGCCTACAGCATCGGAGGTAAGCAATGCCTAGAGCAATGCCTAGCGCAATGCAGAGGAGAGGAGAGGAGAGGAGAGGACTGAGAGGAGAGAGTGGTCACCTCAGTAGGACTACCAAACTAAGCACCGCGCGTGAGGGAAAGAGCACCCCATGAGCCACCAAACCAACTGCCTACTACCCCACCGGGAACCCAAAACGGCCCTCCACAGCGCCCACGTGTGCCGCCACCACCACTCCTGGCTCCGCGAAACCATCGACGACATCGTCACCACCTACGCCCTCCTCCCCCACTTCTACGAGCCCGGAACCGCCGTAGACGACGGCCACCAAGTCAAGGGCAAGCGGGTCGACCCACCCGCCCCCATCCGCCTTGACGTCGTCGCCCTCCTAGACCGGCGCACCGTCTCCCAGCACCCAGGCGACATCGTCCCCGTCCTCGCCATCCTTGAATCCTGGGCAGCCCTCGTCCGCGAGGAACGCCACCTCAGGCGCCAACACCCCACCACCGTCACCAGTGAGGCCAACCTCATCCTCGGCCACCTCGACTGGATCATCTGCCAGACCTGGGTAGACGAGCTCGCCAAAGAGATCCGCGACGTCAAGTCCGCCCTCCACTCAGCCATCGGCGACCACGCACCTAGGCCCGTCGGCACCTGCCCCGTTGTCCACCCCGAGACAGGCGAATGCGGCGGCAAGCTGTATCAGGACCGATACGGCGGCATGTCCGTGTCCTGCCAGACCTGCGGAGAAACCTGGGACGAGCACGACCTCAGGCGCCTCGGCCTAGTCATCAACCACCTAGCCGTTTGACAACACACACAAACACCGGGCACAATGACCTCGGCGTAGTATGCCCAAGCCCGGTCACCACTGACCGGGCTTCCGCATTTGGGAGGAGCGATGGCCGTCGCGACCACCACGCGGCCCGCCCTACCCGAGCCGCCCATCCGCATACAAGAGATCGACGAAGCCCTGCTCTGGTCCTCCACAACACTCACACCACGAGACAAGATGTGGCACCGCTGGGTAGACCAACTCCTCGACCAACGCCTCCGGCTCATGCGCCATGGCTAAAGGTGACGGGCGCTACACCAGACCCTTCCGCCGAGCCCGCGCCCAAGTCCTCGCAGACTCCAACATCTGTTGGCTCTGCGGACAACCAGGCGCGACAACAGTGGACCACGTCATACCCCTCAGGGTGCTACGCCAGACCGGGCGCATGGACCTCGCCAACGATCCAGGGAACCTGCGACCGGCCTGCCTAAGCTGTAACAGCCGCCGCCAGGACCGCGACCCAAGCACCGCACGGCGCTCCCCCTCACGCCGGTGGTGAGATATGTCCGATTTTTCTAGAGACGCGGGCACGGAAAACCCCCGCGCCTTTCCGCCTTCTCTCCCCACGAGAACTGGAGTGCCCCGCCATGGCGCGTAGGAAGCCCGTGAAGACACTTTCGGATCACGCGGCCAACGGTGATAGGCGCGGAACGCTGGAGGCTCTACGGAATCTCTTGGCGCGTCAACTAGAAACCGCTGATCGGGACGTCCCCTCTTTGACTCGCCAGTTGCGTGAGGTCATGGCGGAACTGGAGGCGCTGCCCGACCCGAAGGAAACGAGCCGCGTTGACGAGCTCAACCGCAAGCGTGCCGCGAGGCGCGCAAAGGCCGCGAGTTAGCAGCGTCCCCGAGGCGGTTTCATCGTCGGGGGTCGAGGCCATTGAACTGGCCGCGTCTGTCGGGTTGCACCTTGACCCGTGGCAACAGTTGGTTCTGAAGGGTGGTTGCGGGGAGCGCGCCGACGGTAAGTGGTCGGCGTTTGAGGTGGCCGTGATCTCGCCTCGCCAGAACGGCAAGAACGGCATCCTTGAGGCGCGCGAGTTGGCGGGCCTGTTCCTGTTTGGTGAGCAACTGATCCTTCACAGCGCCCACGAGTTTAAGACTGCCCAGGAGGCGTTCCGCCGTATCCACTTCCTTGTGGATAACTCCGACGAGTTGCGGAAGCGGGTCGCTCGGGTGCGGACCTCCCATGGGGAGGAAGGCATTGAGCTGAAGGGCGGCGCGCGTCTCCGCTTTGTCGCTAGGACGGGCGCCGGTAGCGGTCGAGGTTTCAGCGCGGACTGCACGATCCTTGACGAGAGTTTCGCCTTGTCGGCGTCGGCGATGGGTGCCCTGTTGCCGACCCTGTCGGCCCGCCCCAATCCTCAGGTCTGGTACACGTCCAGCGCGGGTAAGCGGGACTCGACCCAGCTCATGGTGGTGCGGGACCGTGGCCGGTCGGGTGGCGATCCGGCGCTGGCGTACTTTGAGTGGTCGGCGCAACCGGATGTCGCGGTGGATGACCGGGAGGCGTGGGCTCAGGCCAACCCTGCTCTGGGCATCCGCATTGAGCCTGACTTCATTGAGCGTGAGTTGGCGGCGTTGCCGTTGGGTGAGTTCCGGCGTGAACGCCTGGGGGTGTGGGACGACGAGGCGTCGGGCGCTGACTGGGTCATTCCCATGGATGCGTGGCAGGCGTGCTCCGACCCGAGGTCGGAGATTGAGGACCCGGTGGTGTTCGCGCCGGACGTGTCCTTTGACCGGGCTTGGGCTTCTATCTCTGCGGCGGGCGCCAGGTCCGATGGGCTGCACGGCGTCGAGGTCGTGGACTACCGCCGCGGCACCGCTTGGGTCGCGCCTCGGCTTGCGGAACTTGTGCAGAACCACGGGGCTCTCGCCATTGGGGTGGACCCTGGCGGGCCGTGCGGGTCACTGATCCCTGAGCTGGAGCAGCTCGGCGTCCCGCTTCTGCTCATGTCGGCGCGTGACATTGCCCAGGGCTGCGGCGCGTTCTATGACGCCGTCGTTGAGGGCCGGGTGCGGCACCGTGAGCAGCCTGAGTTGACGGCCGCTGTATCGGCGGCCAGGAAGCGTCCGCTCGGGGATGCGTGGGCTTGGGCGCGTAAGGATTCGGTTTCGGAGATCACGACCTTGATCTCGGCGACTGTTGCGTTGCGTGCGTATTCGGAGGCGACGTCGACCAAGCCGGTTGACGTTGCCATGTCGGTGTGGTGAGAGGGGCCGGTATGCGCCGCGTGTCGCTTGTGCTGGATGTGCTCGGCGTGGCGTTGGTCGCGGTGGGCGGTTTCATGTTCTCCACCGCTGCGGGTTTCGCTATCGCCGGTGTCGGTTTGCTGGCCTTGAGTTTCTTGATGGAGCGTGAATGAGCCTGCTACGTCGCCTCGTGGGGGCTCCTGAGGTACGCAACGATGTTCCGTGGTCGGGGTATCCCCCGTTCCCGCTGAACTCTCAGCAGCCCGGCACGATGACGTTCTCAGGTGTGAACGTGTCCGCCGAGACGTCTATGCGGCACGCCGCCGTGTGGTCGTGCGTGCGACTCATCACGGGCGCCATCGGGCAGATGCCGGTCGAGGGTGTCAGGTATCACGGTGGTATCTCGGAGGCCGTTTCCCCGGCGCCTGCGCTCCTGTCGGACCCGTCGGCACTCGTGCCTAGGTCGTCGTGGATGGAGTCGGTCCTCACGTCTCTGCTCCTGCGCGGAAACGCATACGGGCAGGTCGTGGACTGGGATCAGCGCGGATACGCCACCCGCATTGAGATCCTGGCACCGGACAAGGTCCACCCCGAGTGGGACCAGACCAGCCGCTGCAAGGTGTTCTACGTCAACGTCAACGGGGCCCGTGAACGCCACGAGGCGTGGGGTCAGGGCGGCGACATCTGGCACGTTCCCGGTCTCATGCTGCCCGGTCACTGGGTCGGCATGTCCCCTATCGAGTACGCCAAGCAGACCATCGGGCAGGGTCTGGCGGCCGAGAAGTTCGGGGCGCAGTGGTTCGGTGAGGGCGGTGTGCCCGCCGCCATCTTGTCCACCGAGCAGGCGGTCACCGAGGAGCAAGCCTCCACGATCAAGTCCCGGTTTATGAACGCGGTGAAGGGTCGCCGCGAGCCCGCGATCTTGGGCGCCGGACTGAAGTACGAGGCCATCCAAGTGGCGCCGCAAGAATCTCAATTCATTGAGGCTCAGTCGTGGAGCACAGCCCAGGTCGCCCGCGTGTTCGGGATCAGCCCGTCCATGCTGGAAGTGTCGACGGGGTCGTCCAACGAGCTGACGTATCAGAACCGTGAAGCGCGCGTGGCGGACTTCCTCGCGTTCAGCCTTGGCCCGTGGATTCACCGCCTTGAGGAGTCCCTCACGCGGCTCCTCCCCGAGGGACAGATTGCCCGGTTCAAGACGGGCGCCATCCTGCGCGCAGACCTTCAGACCCGCTACCAGTCCTACCTTACGGCGGCCCAGATCCAACAGGCCACAGGCACGCCACTCCTGACCACGGACGAGATGCGCGCACTAGAGAACTTGCCGCCGCTGGACACGGCCAACGTCGCCGACACGACCGCGCGCATCAATGCGGTCGGCGTGCTCGTCCGTGCAGGGTACGACCCGCACGATGCCTTGAAACTTCTCGGTCTGCCGGACTTGGGATACGCGGAGGTGCATCCGGTCACCGTAGTTCCGGCAGACGCCAATGGGGGTCCGACCAAGGGAACAGGTCAAGAATGATGGACAAGATGGAGCGCCGCAGCGTTGAAGCGGGGTGGGAAGTCCGTGAGGCCGACGGCAAGGTCGGGCTGCGAGGCTACGCGGCCCTGTTCGATACGCCCGCCCACGGTGAGGTGATCCGCTCCTCCGCGTTCACCAAGACCCTCGCCGAGCAGGACGATGTACGACTGCTCGTCAACCACGACGGCGTCCCCATCGCCCGCACCAAGTCCGGCACCCTCACCCTCACGGTCGACGAGCGCGGCCTGTTCATGGACGCCCCCGACCTTGACATGAGCAATCCCACGGTGCAGGAGCTGGTCTCCGCGATGGCACGGTCGGATATCGACCAGTGCAGTTTCTCTTTCATCCCTGTGCGTGACCAGATTGACCCCGAGACCCGCAACCGCGAATTGCTGGAAGTCCGCCTCATGGACGTCTCGGTGGTCACCTATCCGTGGTACGAGCAGACCTCTGTCGGCCTGCGCGACCTCGACCTGGCCCTCGCCGAGGTGCGCTCCGGCGCCGTGTCCCCTGAGGCCCGCGAAACGATCCTCCGCGTCCTCGACGACATGGCCCCCGAGATGGATGACACCGCCGAGGACATGCCGGACACCGACGAGGTTGACGACATGGTCGCCGCCCGGTCACTGCCCGACTACCTCAACACCACCCTCGCCGACGTGTTCAGCCTGTACTACCGGGCGCACGCCGCGCACTGGAACGTCGTCGGCGCTGACTTTGCCCAGTATCACGACCTGTTCGGGCACATCTACGAGGACACCTACGAGTCCATTGATCCCTTGGCGGAGAACATCCGCAAGGTCGGCGGCGTACCAGTGTCCACGCTCCCCCAGATCCTAGGCGCCCGCACCATTGACGACTCCCCGGTGTCCATGGACGCCCGCACTCTCGCGGCCGACCTGATGACCGCCAACGACCTTGTCATTGACTGCCTGCGGCGTTCCCGTGAAGCAGCCGACGAGGCCGACCAGTCCGGGCTTGCCAACTTCCTTGACGAGCGCATTGACGCCCACCAGGGCTGGCGCTGGCAGCTCGCTTCCTCGCTCGGCATCGCCACGGTTCCGATGCGTTCACAGACTCCCGAGGCCACAGAGTCCCGGGTCGCGCGCAACCTTGAGGTCGCGCGCCTGTACCTGGCCTGACCAGCCGGGAACAAACGTCACGCCGGAGCCACCGGAGCCCAGGTCAGGGCACCACGGCCACCACCTGACGACAGTCCACCAATCCACTTTCAACTCCGTAAGGGAGACCTGCATGTCTGTCCGCGATACCTTCATCGCGCAGCGTGAGGCGAAGCTGGCCGAGGCTCGGGCCGTCGTTGAGACGGCCGAGGCAGAGGCCCGCGACATCACCGACGAGGAGCTCGCCAGCGTCAAGGAGGCCCGCGAGGCCGCCGACGCTCTCACCGAGCGCATCTCCGAGATGGACGCCCTCGACGCTGCCCAGTCCCGCTCGTTCACGTCCGCCCAGACCGCATCGGTCCAGGTCGTGTCCGAGCCGTCCACCTACCGCGCCGACGGCGAGCGGTCATGGTTCCGTGACCTGTTCGCGGCCAACACCCGCGGCGACCGCGAGGCGATGGATCGCCTCCACCGCAACAACGCGGAGGCCCGCGCACTCAACACGACCGATACGTCGGGTGGAGACTTTGTCCCGCCCGCATATCTGACGAGTGCGTGGATCACGTTCGCTCGTGCGGGCCGTGTTTCTATTGACCAGCTCGACAAGCAGCCTCTCCCGGCTGGGACCGACTCGCTCAACTACCCGGCCATCACGACCGGAACCGTTGCCGCGACCCAGTCCTCGCAGAACACCGGCTTCAACGAGTCGGACGCCGTCACCGCGACGCGCACGGCTGCGGTCCACACCATCGGTGGCATCCAGAAGCTCTCGGTCCAGCTCATTGAGCAGAGCCCGGTCAACCTCGACGGCGTGATCTTGCAGGATCTCGCCGCCGACACCGCCCGCGCTCAGGACGTGTGGGGCCTCACCTCCAACGCCACCGGCAAGTACGGCCTCCTGAGCACCCAGAACGCGATCTCGGTGACCTACACCGACGCATCGCCGACGGTGGGCGAGCTGTACAGCCAGATTGCTAACGCGATCCAGCAGGTCCACACCAACCGGTTTGCGGCACCGACTCGCATCCTGATGCACCCTCGCCGATGGGGCTTCTTCTTGGCGTCGGTGGATTCCAGCCAGCGGCCGCTCATCACCCCTGCCGCCAACGGCCGCTTCAACGCCGTCGGCACCCAGGAGGGTGTGTCGTCCGAGGGCTACGTCGGCGACATCCAGGGCATCCCCGTTTTCGTGGACGCCAACATCCCGACCAACCTCGGCACCGGCACCGACGAGGACCGCATCATCGTCCTCAAGGCCGACGACGTGGTGTTCGCCGAGTCGGCGCCGCGCCTGGAAGCGTTCCGCGAGACCCTCGCCAACACGGGCACGGTGCTCTTCCGCGCATACGTGTACAACGCGATGGTCGCTCGTTACGCAAAGTCCGTGGCCGTGATCGGCGGCACCGGCCTGGTCAACCCCTGGGCGTGAACCGCCTAGCGGGGTGACCACCCCGTGACTGCTACCCGGCCCGCGCCCAATACCCCCGACGCGGGCCGGGTAGCACCACCCTCCCCCGACAAGCAAGGAGCATGACGTGGACATTGAGGCACTGAAGTCGGAACGGTCGCTTTGTGCGCGCCGGGGACTGAAGGATCGAGTCGCCGCCATTGACGCGGAACTCAAGCGCCTAGGCGCCACCGCTGCCACCAGCGCGCCCGAGGTTGAAGTCGCCGCCGTTGCCGCCCCAGAGACCGCCGCCCGCCCACGAGCCAACCGCCGCACCGCGACCGCCTAAGCTCATGGCCTCCACTTACGCAATCCTTGAGGACGTCAAGGACGCCCTCCGCATCAGCGACGACAACGACGACGTCGTGCTGAACGGGATTATCGGGTCGGCCTCCCGAGCGATTGACCAATACTGCGACAGGTACTTTGGGCAGATCGGGACCACGGCGGCCCCCGTCTCACGCCTGTACCGAGCCAACGGTCGAGTCGTCCTCGTGGACGATCTGGTCACGCTGACCGACGTGGAGTTTGAGTACGCCGGATACGCCGAGACCTTCACCAGCCTCGGCGCGTCAAGCGTTATCAAGCAGCCCGTCAATGCCGTGACGCTCGTGCCCGCGCAGCCGTACACCCAACTGCTCGCCAAGCCGTCCACCGTGTTCCCGCAGCCACCCGGCTGGGTGCGGGTGTCCGGCGTGTGGGGCTGGCCCGAGATCCCGCAGCAGATCCGCGACGCTTGCGTACTCCAGTCCGTGCGCCTGTTCAAGTCCCGCGACGTCCCGCTCGGGGTCATGGGCGGCTCCGACATGCTCGCGCCAATGCGCCTCCCAGGAGGACTACACCCAGACGCGCGGATGCTGTGCGAGCCGTTCCGCCGCCTCGGACTGGCCTAGCCATGGCCGAGATTGACGCGATCATTGACGGTCTCGCCACCAACCTGGCAACCGTCAGCAAGCTCAGGGTCCAGCGCGAGATCCTTGACACGGTGCCCATCCCGTGCGCCATCGTCGGACCACCCACCACCGTTGAATATGACGAGGTCATGGCGCGCGGCGCCGACCTCTACACGTTCACGGTGCGTGTCCTCGTCGCACGAGCATCCGAGCGCACGGCACAGAAGTCCCTGTTCGCTTATGCCTCCGGCACAGGCGACCGTTCCATCAAAGCCGCCATTGAGTCCGACCGGACCCTGGGCGGTGCCGCCGACAGTGTGGCAGTCAGATCCGCCTCCGGCGTCGGCATCTACGGATACGGCGAGGCGGACTACTTGGGCATTGAGTTCTCAGTGGAGGTGATCGCGTGAGCTTCACGCATTCCAAGAACAGCCGGATCTGTTTCGGCTCATCGGCGCTTGCCGCCTACCTGACGGGAGTGACGACCTCCTCAGTCGCTGAGACCGCTGACGCGACACCTCTAGACGCCACAGACAAGACCTACGTGTCCGGCCTGCTCGACTCAACCATCTCTTGCTCGGGCTTGTTTGAGCCCCTGTGGGACACACCGTCCGTGGCAACCTTTGGGGCGGCCACCAATTCCCCGGTGAGTGTGGCTCCTGACGGTTTCGCCACGAGCAAGCCCGTGTTTGTTGTGGCAGGTCGACAGGTCACCTATGAGGTAACCGGGGCCGTAGGCGCCGTGGTCGCCGCCAACATGAACATCCAGGGCGACGGCAAGTTTGATGTGGGTGTCAGCCTCGCGGACTTGACCGAGGTCACGGCGGGCGGCAATGGCACCGCTCACACGGACGCCGCTGGCACCAGCAACGGCGCCGTGGCTACCCTGCACGTCCCCGCCTGCTCGGGGACCCTGATTGTGAAGGTCCAGCACTCCACCAACAACAGCACGTGGACTGATCTCGTGACCTTCGCAACGGCAACCGCGGCCACCTCCCAGAGGGTTGAGGTCGCGGGAACCGTCAACCGTTACCTGCGGGCGAGCTGGACCCTCACTGGGGTTGGCGCCGCCGCAACCTTCACCACCTCACTCGCCCGCCGATAAGGAGCAACAGAAATGGCATTTGTTCACGGTAAGGACTCGTACTTCAAGATCGCGAGCACCGACCTCTCCGCATATCTCAACAGCATCAGCGTGTCGCGCACGGCCGATACCGCAGAGACGTCGGCTTTCAACTCTGCATCTAAGACGTTTGTCGCCGGTCTGAAGGACGCCAGCATCACCCTGTCGGGCATGTTCGACGCGACCGTGTACTCCACCATTATGGGCTGGCAGGGCACGTCCCAGACCTGGGAGTACGGCCCCGCCGGAAGCGGCAGCGGCAAGGTCAAGGCGTCCGGCTCCGCTCTCATCACCAACATTGAGATGTCCTCGGCCGTCGGCGCCGTGGTCACTCTCAACATCAATCTCCAGGTGACCGGCGCGGTCACTGACGGCACCTTCTCCTAAACACCCAAGGGGGTAACCAATGAACCTTGAGTTCAAGTACGCGGACGGGACCGTAGTAGACGTCCGAGTCCTGCCGATTGACCGCATCATGTTTGAGCGGAAATACGGCGTCTCAGTCATCTCATCATTCACTGGCGACATGCATGAGGAACACCTCATGTGGCTCGGCTGGCACGCCCTCAAGCGTGGCGGCCGCACCACTGACGAGTTTGATACATGGCTCGCCGCAGTCGAGGACTACGAGACCCAGAAGGAGCCGGACCCTCCTACGGAACCGGCAGCGAGCACTACGCCATAGCGGCCCTCGCTGTCGCCACCGGAATAGCGCCATCAGTTCTGGCCCTAGAAGATCCTTCCATGCTGGAAACCATGGCAACGATTCTCAACGAAAGGTCGTGAGCCATGCCCCAGGCCGCAGAGATCCGCGTCTACGGCCTAGACAGACTCATGCGCGACCTCCGCAAACTGCCAGCCGAGGCCCAGCAAGAGCTGCGCGACGCCAGTGCGGAGATCGCAGGCGGACCCATGTACGAGGCGTGGCATGGGGCGGCCATGAAGGCAGGGCCCTGGGGCCCGCGTATCGCTGAGTCCATCAGAGTCAAGAAGTCCGACCGCATCCCGTCTATCCAGATCGGTGCGGCTCGGCGAGTGTTCAGCGGTGGCGCGTCGGCATCCAACGTCCGTTTCCCGTCATCTGAGGGATCAAGCGGACGAGGCGGACGCGGCACGTTCCGCGGCACCAAGAAGCTCGCCAACCGGGAACGACGCGGACACGGCTTCCCAGCCGCATTCGGGTCCGGTACGGGCTGGATCAAGGACATGAAGCGATACAAGCCTGCCGCTCTGCGCGAGTGGATGAAGGCCGTTGACCGCATCAAGGCAAAGTTCGAGAGGGGCTGACCTAATGGCTGGTGGTCGTACCCTCACCGTCACCCTTGTCGCTAACACCAAGTCATTTGGTGCGGGCATGATGGATGCCGTCCGCAACGCGGAAGGCTTCCGAGGCAAGATGGCGGCAATCGGCGCCACTCTGAAGTCCGTTGCCGGACCCGCCCTTCTAGGCGCGGCCGCAGCCGCGGGCGCATTTGCGGTCAAGCTCGGTGTTGACGGCGTGAAGGCCGCCATGGCCGAGGAGCGTCAACTTGCCCTGCTCAAGCAGACGTTAGACAACGTGGGGCAAGGCTTCGCCATGCCTCAGGTCAACACGTTCATTGACAACCTGCGGTTCGCCACGGGTATGGCCGACGATGAACTGCGGCCCGCCCTAATGACAATCGTGGGCGCGACCAAGGACGCGGTCCAGGCACAAAGCCTGCTAGCCGTCGCCGTGGACACGTCGGTGGGGTCGGGCCGCGATTTGCAGTCTGTGGCAGCGGCCGTCGCCAAGGCAGTGGGTGGTCAGACTACGGCTTTGGGTCGACTTGTCCCTGGCCTAGACAAGGCTGCCCTCAAGTCGGGTGACCTCAACAAGATCATGGGCGCCCTAGAGGACCGTTTCGGCGGCTCTGCCGCCGCCGCAGCACGGACCCTAGAGGGCCAGATCAAGCGCCTTCAAGACGGCTTCAATGAGCTGAAAGAGTCATTCGGCAAGGGATTCCTTGACAGTCTGCAAGGCACCACCGAGGGGTCTGGTGATCTAGCCCAGATCCTGCGCGAGTTGCAGCCGCAGGCCGAGCAGTTCGGCAGGGACATCGGCACGCTTGCCAATGCACTGTCGGGCCTCGGAACCATAATGGGCTGGGTCAACAGTGCGGGCGACATGATGCCCGATTGGCTGGGCACCAGCATCAGCGCCGTGCGCCGGTTCATTGACCCCGCGTATGCCGTCATACAGGGTCTGACGATTCTGTCCCAGTCGCAGGCGGACGCGGCCCGAGAGGCCGAGATCCACGCCGCCACGGTCAAAACACAGACCGAGCGCATGATTGCCAGCGGCAAAGCAGCGCAACTTCTTGACGGTGACATCGTCGCCGTGACCGAGGCAACCGATACCTCTACCGACTCGACGTGGCGCTACTCGTCCGCCATGGCGTCAATCGCCACCAATGCCAAGATCACGGCGTCGCGGCTAGGGGCCGTGGCGGCGGCGATTGCCGGTGTTGACGATGCCGTCTCACATTACGAGGCGTTGCAGGCATACAAGCAGGCCATCAAAGATTTTGTCGCTGACCCGACTAAGCAAGGTCTCGTTGACGTTGTCACCGCCGCCAACGACGCAGCTACGTCGTTTGATGACCCGACCGCTGCGGCAGAGTTCTACAAGGGCGCGCTCGATAAGATCGCCGCGGTCTCCCAGAGCACGGGAATCAAGTTGCCGCCGGATGTCGCGGCCGCCGCCGAGGAAGCCGCGGGGAAGATCGGCGGTGCCCGGCTTGAAGCCGAGAAGCTCAAGCAGGCGATGGAAACAATCCCCACCAACATTCCCATCAAGATCACTTTTGACGTACCCGAGACAACACCGGGTGGTCGGCCTATCGCCACGGGTGGTCCCGTGTACGCGACCGGCGGCATGGTCCGCGCAGCTCTCGGCACTCACGCATCCGACAACGTGCCCGCAATGTTGTCGCGCGGCGAGTACGTCCTCAACGCGGACACAGTCAGGCGGCTCGGTGTCGGCACCCTCAACAATCTCAACAACGGCGGCAGCATGGGCGGCGGCGTCATCATCAATGGCGGCATCACGGTCCAGTCGGCCCCCGGCGAGCGCGCCGAGGATTCCGTACCACGAGCCCTGCGGCGTCTCTCATTTGTGGCAGGTCTAAGTGTCTGAGACATACAGCATTGGCGCCACCAACATCACCAGCCTGGTCACGTCGCTTCAGACTCTTGACCCGGTCGTCATCCCACCGCCCGTTCAGAACGATTACGTCGTCCCCGGCCGCGATGGGGTAGTGGCGGCTAATCCGTGGTACGGGCCGCAGACGTGGAGCATTGGCGCCGTCATCGTGGGCACGGGCGTGGATGACGCGGCCCGCCGTAGCGACGCCATCACCAAGTTGCAGGCCCTCGCCACGGCGGCTTTCGGGTCGGGGTCCACGGTCACCATCACCCGCGTGATCGGGGCCACGACTTCAACCGCGTCGGCGCGCTTCCTGGCCTGGAACGTGAACTGGGAAGCGCCGCACATTGCCCGCGTCGCGATCGACTTCCGGCTGATGGACGGCGGCTTTAAGTCCGGTGGGTCGTATGTCCTCTGACGGGTTGACCCTTGAGGTTTATGACCCGACCAACACCACCAAGTTGGGCACCCTGTCTCAGGTGCTGGCGGCCGAGTTCTCTGACGAGTTCAACGCCACCGGATACGGACAAGTGCAGGTCCCGATGTCCTCAAGTGCCGACGTCGCCCTGCTCACCAAGGACGCCGTGGTACGTGTCCTGTACCAGGGCACGGCTAGGTTTGCGTGGTTTGTTGAGATCCTTGAGCGGGACCTCGCCAACGCCAACGGACAACTCACCCTTCAAGCGTCAGGGCGCGGACTCCTAGCGTGGCTGGACGACGCCGTTACCTTCGCCCAGGGCGGCGTCGCCGACTTCAGCTCCGACGAGCGGCCCTTCAACTACGCCGCCGCCGACGGGGCATGGAAGTCCGACTACACGTGGACCACGCCACAGACAACCGTGTGGCGCAACGACGCCACCGCCCGCAACAACCTGCCCGTGAAGTGGCGGGCCATTGACCCCGCCGCTGCATGGATCTGGTCAACCAACCCCAGCACCCTCGTAGAGCGCGGCACCAACAACTGGTTCCGTGCCACGTTCACCCTGACTGAGTCCACGCGCCTCGCCATGTGGGCCTCCTTTGACAACTTCGGCCAGGTTTACCTTGACGGCACGCTCGTGATGGACACCAGTCGCTTCAATGAGACGGCCCCGTCATACGCCCAGTTCACCAAGTTTGTGACCCGCCTCGGCAAGGGTACGCACACGGTCGCGGCCCGCGTTAGAAATGACAAGCCGTGGGAGCGCACGGACCTGTCCATATCCGCATCGGACGACAAGGTGTCCGCGTCCAACCACGGCCTCGCGGCCGGGTCCAAGGTCCGCGTGTTTGACATCTCCAAGTCCGGCACGGGCCTGACCAAAGGAAACGACTACTTTCTTGTCAACGTCACAGACGACGACTTCAAGTTGTCGACCACCTCGGACGGATCGGCGGTCAACATCACCGCGGACGCCAAGATCGGCCTGCGGCTCGTGGCTGACTCCACCGCCGGTTTCCTGTTCTCGGCGTGGAAACTCAACGACAACAACAAGCCCACCGACCTGATCCTGAGGTCCCGGGCCACCGGCTGGGAAGTCACGACCACCGCGCCTAAGCATCTGCCCGCCATGGTTCTGCGGACCCTCATGGAAGAGGCCACGACCCGAGGCGTGTACCGCTTCTCCAAGTTCACCTACGGGTTTAGTCAGGCCGCACCCACCAGCGGCTCGTGGTCAACCAAGGTGGACATCACCGTCAAGGTAGGCATGTCCCTGTTGCAGGTGCTGGACACCATGGTCGACCTCGGCCACGACTTCTGGGTCAACCCGACCACGTGCCGCCTAGATGCGTGGGAGTCCCGTGGCTCGGACGTATCGGCCACAGTGACCCTGGCCCTTGAGGACAACCTCATGGCCTATGCCACACGATCTGAGCCCAAGCTCAAGACACAAGCCCTCATCCGCACCAAGGAAGGCTGGACTCAGACGGCGGCCAATGCCGACACCAACGGCCGCCGCGAAACCTACTTTGAGTACGGCAACATGCGCGATGAGGACACCGCCAGGGGCACAGCTCAGAAGGTGCTGGCCCGTACCGGACAGGTGCAACTGGTCGCCACACGGGTTGAAGCCATCGTCAAGGCGGGCGCGGCCCCTTACGTGAACTTCTCCGTGGGCGACGTCGTGTCCGTTCCCAACGCCACAGGAACCGGAACATTGAAGGCCCGCGTGCTGACCATCGCCATGGTGCATGACGGCAAGAACGTCCGATTCCAGCCTGAGTTGGAGGTGCTGAATGCCTGACGGTAACTTCCGGCGCCCTCCTCAGTTGTGGGAACAGAAGCTCGCGCAGCTCGTTTCCATGACCTCGATTGGCTCAGTGGCTGGGGCGGGCACTGACCCGCAGTCCCCTGACCCGACGCCTGGGGATGGCGGCCCTGGCATTGAGCCGGACCCTGTCATCCCTGCCCCGGTGGACTTCATCGCCCCGTCAACCCCGACTCTGGCGGGAACCGTCCAAGGGCTGCGGGTTTCCTGGGACGGCAAGAACGCTAACGGCGACACGTACCCGTCGGGCGTTTACGTCGAGGTCCACTACGCCACCTCTGGTGCCACGTTCACACCGTCCACGTCAACCCTTGCCGGTCGCCTAGACGGCGCTGCGGGTTTCTTCACCATCATGGGCCTTACGGCGAGCACTACCTACTACGTGCGCCTGGTTGGCGTTGACCCTGCGGATAATCGCACGGACCCGTCGACGGCGGCGTCAAGCCAAACAGGTTTGACCACGTCGTCGGACTACGGAACCGCTACTATTGGCAGCGGCGCAGTGTCTTTCAATGCCCGCCAAATCGGTGGCATCACCACCACAGTCGGCACCACTCAGCCAAGCTCCCCCGTCGCGGGTGACATTTGGCTGGACTCGTCCTCAGGTACGTCAATCATCCACAAACGATGGAACGGTTCCACGTGGGTCACTCAGGCGTGGGGGTCTGACAGCCTTTCAGCCAACTGCATCACATCGGTTCAGCTCGCCGCTGGCTCAATCGCGGCGGGGTCCGCTGTTATTGGAGATGCAGCAATCCGCAACGCGCAAATTGCTTCAATCAGCGCAGACAAGATTACGGCAGGCATCATTTCTGCCGATCGCATTGACACCAACACTTTGACTGGCAAGACATTGCGTACCGCGGCTAGCGGGCGGCGCGTTGAAATCACTGCAAGCGGAACTAACAACGGGCAAATTGAGTTCTACAATTCCTCTAACGTCCGAAAAGGATTCATGGAGGGTGATGCCTCATACGTCAGCATCGGCGCCCCCGATGGACTTGGCATTAGAGGAAACATCTTTGGCGGTCGCAAAATTGGCAGTGAGTTCGCAAACCCTGATGCCTTCATCTACTGGAGCGGTGGCGTCGACCTCGGCCTAAGCCCAGCCGTCAACTCAGCCCTGCGAATTAGCCTTGCGGGCGCAGTGTTTTCCTACGGCATTGACGAGGCCACGACCGCCAACGCCGCGAACGTTCGCGTGGGCGCGTCCGCGCAGCTGCTCAAGTCAACGTCAACCGTAAGACTCAAGGACGAACTTACGCCGCTCACAGACGACCTTGAGGGCGTACCAGCCGACAAACTCGCAGACTTTGACCCCAGCGTTGACCCATACGACGTACTGAGCCTTACGCCTACGGAGTTCCGCAGCCTGTCACCTGCTGACGCCGACGCCCGCTCACTCGGCTTCATCGCCGAGGACGTGGCCGCCAAGTTCCCCTGGGCAGCGAACTGGGACGACGAGGGCTTGCCGTCCGCAGTCGAGGACCGCCCCATCCTCGCGGCCTTGGTTTACGTCGTCCGCGAGCAACAGCAGCAGATCACTGACCTAACCGCCCGCATTGAAGCGTTGGAGGCATGATGCAGGAACCGGGCCGATACGACTTCACTATCTATCAGGGCGCCAGTTTTGATCGAACGTTTACGTGGCGCACCGGGGACCCCGCCACGAACGTGAACCTGACGAGCTACACGGGCCGGATGCAGGTTCGCTCAAACACTGCCGCCCCTACCGTGGCGCTGGAGGTGTCCACCAGTAACGGGCGCATGGCGTTGGGCGGGTCTGCGGGGACCATCGCTATCACGGTGACGGCCACGGATACGGCGGCACTGTCACCGGGTCAGTACGTCTATGACTTGGAGATGGTTTCGGCGGGTGGCGAGGTCACCCGTTTGCTTGAGGGCAGGGCAACGATTAGCGCGGAGGTAACTCGATGACTGAGGTTGTGGTCACGTCGCCCACGACGGCGACAATTACGGCTGCCACTTCAGGCCCGCAGGGAACTCAGGGCGCTACGGGCCCGACTGGCCCGACGGGACCTCAGGGTGTGACGGGTCCTCAGGGCGCTCAGGGCATCCAGGGCAACCTTGGTCCGACTGGTCCGACGGGCGCTCAGGGTATTCAAGGTGTGCAGGGCGTCCAGGGTCCGACCGGCCCAACCGGCGCCACTGGTGATACCGGACCCCAGGGCGTGCAAGGCATCCAAGGCGTTACCGGTGACACGGGCCCGACGGGCCCGCAGGGTGTCGTTGGTCCGACGGGCCCGACAGGCCCGCAGGGAATCCAAGGCATTCAGGGCGTTACCGGTGACACGGGCCCCGTGGGCGCTACTGGCCCGACCGGGCCTCAGGGCAACACGGGCGCTACAGGTCCCACCGGGCCTACGGGTGCGCAGGGCACGGGCGTCACGATTCTCGGGTCATACGCCACCCTCGGGGCTTTGCAGTCGGCTCACCCAACGGGTAACGCTGGGGACGCGTACATCGTCGGCAATGACCTTTACGTGTGGTCGGGGACCACGTCGAGCTGGGAGAACGTCGGGCAGATCGTTGGCCCGACGGGCGCAGCTGGTGCGACCGGACCCACCGGCCCGACGGGACCCACGGGTGCTACCGGGGCGACGGGTGACACGGGACCCGTGGGCGCAACAGGTCCCACCGGACCCACGGGCGCAGCTGGCGCGACCGGTGCAACTGGCGATACGGGCCCGACTGGTAGCACAGGTGCTACAGGCCCGACCGGGCCTCAGGGTGTCCAGGGTGCCACCGGCGACACAGGACCCACCGGTGCTACTGGCGCGACAGGTGACACCGGGCCGACCGGGCCTCAGGGCATCCAGGGTGTGACCGGCGATACAGGCCCGACCGGGGCTCAGGGACCTCAGGGCCCGCAGGGCATCCAAGGCGCTACCGGTCCCACCGGGCCTACGGGCGCCACAGGTTTGACGGGCGATACGGGCCCGACGGGTGCGGCCTCGACTGTCACCGGACCTACTGGCCCTACCGGTCCCACGGGTGCTACTGGTGCGACAGGTGACACCGGTCCTACCGGTGCGACGGGTCCCACTGGTCCGACTGGTCCGCAGGGCGTGACGGGAGACACCGGGCCCCAGGGCGCCACCGGTGCGACAGGCGCCACAGGTGCGACGGGCCCAACCGGTGCTCAGGGAATCCAAGGAGTCCAGGGGCCGACAGGCCCAACCGGTGCCACAGGCGCGACCGGTGCGACTGGCCCAACGGGCCCGACCGGTGCCACTGGCAACACCGGTGCCACCGGCGCTACGGGTCCAACAGGACCCACCGGACCTACCGGAGCAACAGGTGCTCAGGGAATCCAAGGTGTGCAGGGTGTTCAGGGTCCGACCGGGCCCACGGGAGCAACCGGCGCGACCGGTGCCACGGGAGCCACTGGCGCTACCGGCCCAACTGGCGCAACCGGGGCCACAGGGGCGACAGGCCCCACCGGCCCAACAGGTGCGACCGGCAACACGGGCGCAACTGGCGCTACTGGCCCAACAGGTGCGACGGGAGCCACCGGGGCGACCGGACCCACTGGCCCGACCGGTGCCACTGGCGCCGCGTCCACGGTCACCGGGCCGACTGGCCCGACCGGCCCGACTGGTCCCACGGGCCCCCAGCCGTCCCTAGCCTCGACCAATCCGGCGGCGCTGGGAACAGCTGCCCCTGGTGTCGGAACCACCGCCGCAAGAGCCGACCACGTCCACCCCACTACGGGGCTAGGGCTTACGTCGGGCAAGCTGAGTCAGTTCGCGGCGACCACGTCCGCTGAACTGGCGGGTGTCATTTCCGATGAAACGGGTTCGGGCGCGTTGGTGTTTGCCAGCTCACCCGCCTTGTCTGGCACGCCGACTGCACCCACGGCGGCAGTAGGCACGGACACCACTCAGGTGGCTACCACGGCTTTCGTCAATGCCGAGATTTCCAATGACGCTGTCACTAAAGCCCTATTTACCGCCCCCCGTCAACTCTTGTCCTCAACCGCATCGGGCACGCCTGCCGTCATTGCTATCGAGGACGACCAGATCATCCTTTCTAATCAGGTCTTCAACTAAGGAGAATCCACATGGCTCAATTCACCAAGACCCTCCTTAGTGGGTCCACTCGGGGCAGGGGCATCAAGGTCGCCGCAACGGCGACCACCGGCACCACGATCCACGCGACCGGGACCAGCGCGACCACGGTGGATGAGGTGTGGCTCTATGCGTACAACTCAGACACCTCGGCCCGACTTCTGACAGTTGAGTTCGGTGGCACGACCTCGCCCGATGACCACATCAAGGTCACCATCCCCGCGCAGTCTGGCCTCGTCCTCATCGCCCCCGGTCTGACTCTGACGGGCACCGGATCAGCAGCAACCACAGTTTCGGCTTTCGCTGCGACGGCTAACGTCATCACGATCCACGGCTACGTCAACAGGATCGCCTAATGAGTAGGCGGTCACGTCTATTCGTCAGCACTCAGGTCAAGGACTGGGGCCAATCTCCATTGGCGCGTGTCCCTGACACCACCTTTCCTATTA